CCGGGAATCAGGGATGGGCGGCCTACCAATCGGCTCCCCTTTCAGTCTGGGTTGGCACCGTCGATATCACCCTGGCGGCTGCAGCCTCGGCCTATGCCGACGTCGTCTTTCCCACCGGCCGCTTCGCCGTGGCGCCGACGCTGATGCTGACGCAGGCCACCCTTCCCGCCAACACGCAGAAGCTGATCCCGAAGTACCACGCGGCCCAATGCACCACGGCGGGGGCTAGGATCTACGTCTACACCGGCGACGGGACAAGCGTATCGGCGACGGTCACGGTCCGGATCCTGGCCATCGTAATGCCAGGGACGACCGGACTAGGCTAAAGGAAGAGCAGCCTGTACGCGATGTTCGTCGCGGCACCGTAGGTCGCAGCGGCAGCGGACCAGATGATCGCCAACAGGAACACCACTTCCAGGAAGCGCGATCGGCTCCAGTTCGCATAGGTAGCGGCACTTACGGCGAGAGCGACGACCAGGCCCTTCTCGAGGAATGCGACGAGAGGAACGCTCGCAACCAGTCGGCCAACATGAGATTGGTCGGCACCCCGCACATACTCTGGTAGGAACTGGTACGTGGCCGCGTCCGCAAATGAGGCGAGACTGAGGGCCACCAATGCGACCAACCAGATCCGAGTTGTTGTGGCCATAGAGGTCATACTTCGGCGCTCCCCTTTTCAGAAGTACCCGAGTAAATAGGCGACCACGAGGCAGAGGCCCAAGAACACCACCATGCCGAGGGCGGTCCCGAGACAACTGTTTGCGAATGCGGCTGCGGGCGGAGGAGCGCCGCAATTCGGGCAAGCTGTGGCGTTCGCCGCGACCGGTCTGCCGCAGGCCTTACAGACGATCATGTCCCTGAGCCCCCACCGTTCCGACGCGGAATGTGTGGTCTCCATGCACCGTCCCAGTGCTGGCGGTAGGGACGGATGAACTCGGCCCACTCTTCACCTGTCCATTGCCGTAAGAGGGCAAGGAGTGCGACCGGATGGCACCACGAGGCGCGTTCGAGTGGCGAAAGCTCCCACCACTGGCGCGGGGTAGGCCATCGCACAAAGATGGGAGGCCATTTGCCAAGGCCCTCCGAGGCTCTCTCTAGGACTCCCGGCTTCACAGAGACCGGTTTGCCGCAGGCCTTCACCCCGATCATGCGCATGAGTGACTCTCTTTCCGCGCGGACCGCCGAGCGCCCGCGCACCGGTCGCTGAGCCGTCCCAGGGCATCGGCCCTGACGGTACCACTTCAAATTGTGGTTGACAAGTGGGGCGCGATCCCCCATTCTCCTCCTATGAGCAACGTGACCTCTGGACGACTTGACCGCATCCTGGCGGCTGCCACGCTTGCGGGCCAACCCTCTGGGGAGGTCTTGCGGTTGGAGCGCGGAGCACTGCGCATCAACCAGACGGCGATCGCTAGGGTAATGGGAGTCACCCGCCAACGCGTCGACGACCTCGAGCGAGGCAAGCGCAGGCTGAATCCCGAGATGATTGAGCGCTATCGCGCGGCCCTCCAATTGATCGAGCACATCGCGCCCGCTGATCCGCGCGGCGTGACGTTGGCGAATGCCCGGCGGGTTGTCAAATGACTACCCACAAGAGAGGATATGTCCGTTCCCCGAGCGTGGGGGTGCGTGCGGGCAACGCTGGGGCGGTTGCGCAATGCCTTCCTGATTCCCAGGATATGTCCGTTCCTCCGGTTCGGGTCGGCGGCGGCCTCATGGCCGGGCATGGGAATCACTGCTACCAGGACGGCGTCCTGGTGTGTGGCTGGCCCGACTACCACCCTCTCGTGGTTCGCATCATCGTCCACGCGGCGACCCCATGATCGCCGCCGTCTCGGCTGTGGCTTCATTCCCACGGGTGGTCGAGGTGGAGCGCATCGACGACAACGGCCCCGATTCCTCGGCTGCCGCTTCCTCCTCAGCGGTGGCCGGGGCTCCTCTGCATGCCATCCCCACCGTCGTCGACGCCCAGCAGGGCCGCGAACTGCTGCGGAGGTTCGGCGCCCATCCCCGAACCCATCGGGTCGAGCACGAACGCCGGGCGCTGAGCCGGACCTACAAGGGCATGTCGCAGGCGACTGCCGCGATCATCGGGGGGCTGCGATGAGACGCCAGGCCCGCGAGCCGATCGACCTGCCGGCGGAGACGCGGGAACTGCTCCAGGCCGGGAAGCTCGAGCAGATGTGCGGTGCGTGCGGACGTTGGGAAGCGGCGCACTGGTCCTGTTCCTGGTGCGGCAGCCCAACCGGCCCTGCCGACTGGTATCGCAACGGCGACCGAGAGCAGCGTGAAGCCCGCATGCCCAAGACGGCGCCGGCCAATCCGCCGAGTGAATACCGCGATGCCTCCGCGAAGTGGCCGAGTGCTTGGGGCACCTATCCGGGACAGACCCGCCCGAAGGCCCCACGGCTCCTCCAGACCCCGGTAAACCGAGGCCAGGACGAAATCCTCGCCCCGGTGCCCACTCCGCCTGAACAACTGAGCTTTGCGGCCTCCTCTGCGCTGAGCGGCTCATCCCCCTCTGGGCCGCTCAGCGGAGCCGAGAGCCCGGCTTCAATTCCGTCCCCGTAGTCACCGCCGGAGCGAATGGGACCTCGCTCCGGCACCTCGAAGCACCGTCAGATGAAGTACACGCTGGTCGGCCGAGCCAGAAAGGGAAGCTCCCGATGACCGAGGAGAAAGCTCTCACCACTACGGCGCCGGCGGCAATCGCGATCGCCAAACCAGCGTCCAAGTTCAGCCTCGATGGCTTCCCCGAGGACAAGTACAACCGCCTGGTGCCGACGCAGACGATCATGACGACCGATCTGCTGGTGCCGGTGGTCCAGGTCGTGACCCTCGACTTCGAGGATGACACCTACAAGAGCCATGACGTCCCGGACGGGCACCGCGCCCCGGGAGCTCGGGCCCTGAACAAGTTCGCCAGCGCCGCCGCTCTCAGCTTCTTCGACGAGCGCCGCGTCGACGATGGCACCAACCCAGAACTCATCCGGGTCACCGTCAGCGTGGCCATGATCCTCCCCACCGGACAGCGCATCACCGCGACCGGGACCAAGGAGGTCGACCTCAACCGCCGGCCCTGGGCGAGCGACAAGGAGAGGGCGAAGTTCCGCTCCTTCCTCTACGAGCATGTGGCGACGCGGGCCCGCTCCCGCGCCATTCGGGCGATCCTCAGCCTGAAGGCGAGCTACACGCTCGAGGAGATCCGAAAGCCCTTCGCGGTCGTCACCTTCGTTCCCAACACCGCCCATCCCGATGTCCGGCAGGCGATGCTCCAGGCCATGGCCGGCACAGTCCCGGCGCTCTACGGGTCGGGCCCGAACGCCAAGGCAATCGGTCCCGGGCAGGATTACCAGCTGCCCGAAGCGCCTGACGACGAGAACATCGTCGAGGGCCACGTTGTCGAGGAACCCGACTGGATCGGCGGCGCGAAGCCGGCCGGACCTGCGGGTCCGACACGCCATCGGCTCCTGGCGCTGCTCCAGGACAACGCCGCAGCCTCTTCGCTCCAGGGAGAGGCCACCGCAGAGCAGCGGGCCGCTCTGGGCGAGATCCTGCGACCGTACGGCCCGGAGTCGCTGTTCGCGATCCTCGGCCTTGCCTGGGGCACCAAGCCCATGGTCGATGAGGACCATCCGAAGGGCTTTGTCACCTTCACCGCCGCGCAGGCCGAAACGATCATCGCGATCGAGAAGAGCCTGGCCACGCCCGAGTTCAAGACCCTCTGGATCGAACTCGCCCAGGTGGCGGCTGCGAAGGCTGAGGCAGCATGAGCGAGCCGCGCACCAAGGGTGGGCGGGCCCTGACGGAGTGGTCCAAAGGCGATAGTAGGCCCCTGGACGAATATGGCTTCGCCACGGTCCGAGACGCAGTCCTGGCCATCGAAGGCGATCCTTCGATCCCGGTCGCCGGCTTCGCCTTCGCCGATCTGGATCTCCGGACCTTCACGGCCCTCAATCGCGCCGGCGACGCCTACCACTTCGTGCACCCAGTCGAGTCGGGGGATCGCCGCGTCCAGGACGGCCTGGCCACTCCCGGGCTGCTCGTCTGTGAATGTGCCGGCGGCCGCTACCGCGGCTCCTGCTACCAGACGGCGAAGGCTGAGGCGGTGCTGCGGGAGGCTGGCCAGAGCGTCGTGGGGTGGATCGGCCCGGCGGAAGAGGGGATGGCATGAGGGGCGTCTACGCACGACCGCCAGTCGAGCAACGCTTCTGGGCCAAGGTCGACATGTCCGGCGGAATGCTGGGTTGCTGGCCCTATCTTGGCGCCCCACGTGGCCCTGAGGGCTACGGCGCCTTCTGGCTCGACGGTCGCCAGCAGATCGCCAGCCGAGTGGCCTACCTCCTCTCAAACGGCCCCATCGCGGACGACGTCGTCGTTCGCCATAGTTGCGACAACAGTCAGTGCTGCAACCCCCTGCATCTCCTGGCCGGCAGCCAGGTCGAGAACATCGCCGACAAGATCATTCGGCGCCGTCAGGCGGTTGGTAGCAGGGTCGGCACCTCTCGGCTCACCGAAGCGGTAGTGCATGAGATCCGTGCCCGATTCACGGGCCGACGCGGCGAGGGTAGGAAGCTGGCCACTGAGTACGGCGTCAGTGAGACGGTCGTCTCCGGGATCGTGAGGCGCCAGACCTGGAGACATGTCACATGACCACGATCGCGTTCTGTGCGGATCTCCATGTGGATGTCTACGGGCAGAAGGTCGTCCCATCGACAGGTCTGAACGCTCGTCTTGCCGACTACCTCGCAACTCTGCGATGGATGGCCGAAAAGTCGGCCGCGGAGGCCGAGGCCCTGGTCGTGGCCGGCGATTTCACGGAGCGAGGCCACCCGGCGCCCTGGCTAGTTTCCCTGATCCGCGCAGGCCTGAGCTATGGCCCGGAGCGGCAGGTCTATCTGCGCGGAAACCACGACCGAGAGATCGCCGGCGGCTCCATCGTCTCGATCCTCGACGACGGCACCGAGAGTTACACCGACGAGGGAGCCCGGATCGGTATCAGCCGCCCTCGGCTCGTGTCGATCGAGGAGGATGTCGTCCTCGCCTGCATCCCGTTCCTCGATCGACATTGGCTCCGAGCCCAGTCGGGCATGGAGCACGTCGCCGACGACGAGATCTTCGGGATCCTCTCCGAGCAGATCGTCACCATCTCGGCCGGCCTGTATGCCGAGGCCAAGCGCGACTATCCAGACGCTGGCGTGGTCCTGGTCCTGCATCAGACACTTGCCGGCGCTCACATGTCCGAGACGCAGCAGGCGTTCCTGGGCGATCGCGGGACCGTGGTCGACGCGGCTCGCCTGGCCGGCATCGGCTTCGAAGGGATCGTCGCCGGCCACCTGCACCGGCACCAAGTGCTCGGCGGCCTGCCGTGCCCGGTCGTCATTCCTGGTTCGATCGAAAGAGTTGACTTCGGCGAAGAGCGAGAGGCCAAGGGCTTCGTCCTGGCCGACGTCGGCCCGGGCCGCTTCGCCTGGCGCTTCGTCGAGACGCCGGCGCGGCGCTTCGTGACACTCGACCTCGCCCAGCATGAGACCTGGCAGTTAACGGTCGACCTCCACGACGCGATCGTGCGGGCCATCAACGTCCCGCCCGAGATCGACTCGGCTACCTTCCGCCGCAACCTCGAGGCCGAGGGCGCCTTCGAGGTAGCCGAGATCCGCCGCCGCCCCATGGTCATCCCAGAACTGGCCGGCGGGTTGTCCGAGGCCATGAGCCCGAGCGACGCCCTCGAGGAATTCTTCCGGGGCGATGACGACGAGCCCGCCCTAATCGAACAGGGTCGGCGGCTGCTGGCCGAGGTGGTGACATGAGCAGGCAGTACCAGACCGAGGCCGGCGATCGGGCGATCGAGCAGATGCGCCAATCCGTGCAAGAGATCGAGGACGCGGCGTTCGACCTGGCCATCGATGCGGTCGCCAATGCTGATCGATGGAGCCTGGGCCAGAGAATGATGGTCCAGGACGCCTACGGCGACTTCGTTCGGGTCGCCGAGGCTCAGGCCGAGATCAGGAAGCTCCAGCGATGAAGCCCGCCAAGCGCTACGCCGCGGGCACGACTGTCCCCGTCCTCAAGAGCCGCCAGGACATGCAGGGGCTGCTCGACGCGAACGGTTGCACGGCTTTCGGCTTCGAGAAGATCGACAACGGCGATGCCCTCTACTTCAAGCTCGGCGGCCGGTCCTATCGGATCGTCATTCGCAAGCCGACGGCCGAAGAACAGAGAGCGGCGAACGCGAAGCGCTACCGCTACCCCTGGGGGCGCGACGTGCCCACGGACATCGAGGCCGAGTACCGCCGGCGCTGGCGGGCCAACCTCATGCTCCTCAAGACCAAGCTGGAGTTCTTCGACGAGGATGACTCGTCCGAACTCAGCCGCGAGCTGATGCCCTGGCTGCTGCTCGACAGCGGTCAGACGCTCGCTGACGCGGTGAATGGCGGCGGGCTACCGCTCCTCATGTCGGGGGCCCAGTCATGAAGCTCAACAGCCTCCAACTCCGCCATTTCATCAGCCACGCCGCGACAGATCTTGCCCTCAACGATGCCCGCCTGACGACCTTCGTCGGCGCCAACGGCAGCGGTAAGAGCGCCCTGGCGATCGACGCGCTCCGCTACGCGCTGTTCGACGACGCCCGCGGCCGCACCGACGACCTGGTCCAACTCGGTCAGAACGAGATGAGCGTGCGGGCGGAGATCAGCTTCGCCGGCGCTGAGTACGCGATCACCCGCGGCCGCTCGACTAAGGCGCGGGGATCATCCTTCCTCGAACTGTCGATCCGCAGACCTGCCGCCGGCGATGACGCCTGGCGCCCCCTGACCGGCGACACCATCCGCGATACCCAGGCCAAGATCGCCGAGCTGCTCCGCATGGACGCCGACACCTTCGACACGGCCGTCCTGCTCGGCCAAGGCCAGGCCAACCGATTCGCGGAGGCCACCGCCGGCGACCGCAAGAAGATCCTCGGCACAGTCCTAGGACTCGATCTCTGGGAGCGGGCGGAGACCCGGACCCGGGAAGAGGCACGCGACGTCGAGGCATCCACCGCCGCCGACCGCGCCACCATCGCCCGGCTCGAGGCGGAGCTGATGGCGCGCGAGGCCCTGGAGATGCAGCGGGTCGAGAGCGAGACACTTGCCGCTTCCCTCGAAGCCGTAGACCGCCAGGACGAGGCGACGCGCGTCGAGCTGATCGCCACGATGCAGGGTTTCGCGCTGGGGATCGCCAATGGCGAGGCGGCCTCACGTGAGGCCGCGCAGCGCAAGGCTGAACTCGAAGAGCAGGCGATCCGTTACCGCCGAGTATCCGCGCGGAAAGCCGATGCGCAGGGCAAGCTCGGCGAGGCGCAACGAGCAATCGCGGCTGCTCCTAGACCCGACGTGACGATCGACTGCCATCAACTCGAGGGAGACGTCGCTCGCCTGGAGGCCGCTGAGGCACGGGACCGTGAGCTCGAGCGGGCGATCGCCACCAACAGCGCGGCCCTCGATCAGGAGAGGCTCCGGTTCGACGCCGCTGTCCGAGAGCATCGCCTCAAGCTCGACGATGCCGCCCGACGCGTGGCCGAACTGCAGGCCGACCTGGCGGCTCTGCTGCCGGTTACCTGCCCCAAGTGCAACCACAGCTGGGCCCACGACCAGGCGGGACTCGGAGACAAGCTCCTGGCCGCGCGCACGGCCGTCCGGGATTTCCCGGCCGACCCCACCGAGCCGATGCACTTCGCGGTAGAGGCCGGCAAGGTCGAGCGGCTGCGCGTCAACCGGCGCGAGCTGGCCTTCGACCCGACAACCCTCGGCGATGTTCGCGTAGGCCTCCGAGCCGCCCTGGCCGCCCGAGAGGCCGCGGCACGGCTCGATGCTCTGCGCTCGATCGCCGAGACGGCCCGGACCACGATCACCGAGGCCGAGGCCGAGTTGACGGAGATCGAGACGAACGGCAAGGCTGCCCGCACTGCGCTCGAAGAGGCCGAGATCCGATCCTCCGAAGGCGACGCGCTGCGATCCCGGGCCGAGGAAACCTCCTTCCTCCTCCGAACGGTCGAGAGCAGCCTCAGGTCCCGAGCCGAGGATCGCCGGCGAGTGGCGGGCACGATCGCTCAAGCCGCTGCCGCCCTCGAGCGGCTCGATCGACTTGCGGCCGACCGCGGGATCCTGTCCACCGGTCTTGCCGAGAGCGATCGTCGGCTCTCCCGTCTGCGCCGGCTTGTCCAGGCCTTCGGCGTCACCGGGATCCCCGCCCGGATCATCGAGAGTGTTCTGCCGGAGCTCACCACTTCGGCCAACGAACTCCTCGCCCAACTGCGTCCCGGCATGGTCCTGGACATCCGGGCCCAGAGGGCCAAGAAGGACGGCAAGGGCATCGTCGAGGCGCTCGACCTGGTCGTGTCGGACGACGTCGGCGAGCGCCCGTTGGGCCTGTATAGCGGCGGGGAGCGTATGAGCGTGTCATTGGCCATGGCTGTCGGACTCTCGCGCTTGGTGGCCCGTAGGGCCGGCACAGCTATACGCACGCTGGTCATCGACGAGCCCGATGGCCTCGACTCCGACGCCCGCCGCTCATTCGGGCAGGCGCTCCGGATCCTCGCCCACCAGGGCGAACTCGAGCGCGTCCTCCTCGTCTCTCATCACCAGGATCTCGCCGACGTCGGCGACGCCGTGTATCAGGTGACCAAAGAGGCTACCGGCAGCCATGTCGAGCAGATCGCATGAGCACCAACGGCCTCGCTTATGAACGTGCCTACCAAGAAGCCCACCAAGAGCGGATCAAGGCCCAGAAGGCGGCCCGCTTTCAAGCCCGCAAGTACGGCGCCTGGCAGGAGGAAATCGCCCTCTTCGACAAGCAACTCTCGATGTTCGAACCCGGGCTCGGCACCGCCCCGACGGAGGGCGAGCAGAAGGTCGTCCCCTTCGCACGGCCAGAGAAGGACACCGCCACCGAGCTGGAGGTGTGCCCGTTCGCCGGCTGCACGAAACCAGCCGAGCACCGGGGCAAGCACGACCCACTCGAGGAAGACCAGCCGGAGGCCTGAGCGATGGTCGACGACGAACCCTACGTAGACCCCCTGGGCGTCATGGTTCGACTGGCTCCGGGCGTACTCGGTTACACCGTCGATATGCCGGACGGGAGCCTGAACATTCCCCTGATCCAAGCGGAGCATGAAGGAAGCGGCGAGGTCGGTCGGTGGATCGACGCCCTCCCTGTCAACCGCCGCATCGTGTTCCCCACCGTGATCTCTGCCCGGCTTCAAGGCATGCTGGAACGCCGCGGATACCACCCCGAACAGGAGTGGGTTGAGGAGTTCGGTGAGTGGGCCAACCTCATGGTGCGATTGTGAGGATCGAGATCACCGCCTCCCGCGCCCGAGCCGCCGCGATGCTCACCTATGCCAAGGGCGTCCGGCTGATCGAGGATGAGATCGACGAGGCGCAACTGCATGCATTCGACCAGAAGTCGGACCCCTTGCGGGCGCAGACGCCGGACCTCGTGGAGGCACAGGACGCGCTGGAGCGGGCGCGGATGTCCGAGTGGACGGACGACGAACCGGCCGGGCTCCCCCAGAGCGACCTGCCGTATCCCGGCGACTTGCGGGCCTCGATGAAGGAAGCGGCTGAGGACCTCCCGGTCATTGCCGAGCTGCTGCACATCGCGGCTGTCCTGAAGAGGCGGACGGCATGAGCAGTTCGCCCGCCAGCGATCCCATTAGAGGGGCCGACGGCTATCCCCAGGAGATCGAATTGGACCGCATCCGCACGTGGCCGATGGAGGCGGGCTGGGATGCGTTGATGGAGTACGTCATGGAACGGTGGGATGGTGGGCGCGTCGGCATCAGATCTCGGCGCCGGCTGCCGAACCACAAAGGCGGACCACTCAAGCGACGGTACATCTTCGTCACCGGAGGATGGTCAGGGAACGAGGATCTGATCGCGGCTCTCAAACAGAACCGACTGTTCATGATGGTCTGCGCCGAGCGCTGGGAGCGTGGTGGCCTCTACGAATACCGGGTGCCGGTATGAAGAAGGCGATGCGCCGCTACGATCCCGGCCGGATCATCTGCCCGGTCTGCGGCAAGCCCATCCTCCTGAGTCAAGCGACCGTGTTTGTCGAGGAGGGCTACCGGCACGCCACCAACTGCGTCGCGCCACCGAGTCGCCAAGCATACGCCGACCGGGTGGCCGCCAAGCGAGCCGCGCGAAGGGACATGGTATGAGCCACCAGGGCCACTACCCCTCGCAGATGATGGCGTCAGAACTGCCGTTCACCGTCCGCCTCGCGATTCGAGAGGACCGTCGTATGGGGCCGTCCAAGCGGTGCAGCCGGTGCCAGGTGTGGCTGTCGCGAGATTCGTTCGCCCTCGATGTGAGTCGGCCCGATGGCCGTTGCCACTACTGCCGAAGTTGCCAGGCACGGCGAACCCTTCGATGGCGAGAGGCGCGGAAGGCAGGGGCGGCATGCGTATCCGTCAGATAAAGCCCTCCTTCTGGACGGATAGCGTTATGGCGAGCCTGCCGTATGCCACGCGCCTGTTCTACGTCGGCCTGTGGGGCCAGGCGGACGACGCCGGCTGGCTGCGGTGGGATCCGTACCGGATCGGCTGCGAACTCTACGGGGGGGAACCCCGGGGAGGGCGCGAACGGCGCATCGAAGCATGGCGGCTGGAACTGGAGGCCGTCGGCCGACTCGTCTCCTACCCCTGCGGGCACGCCCAGATACCGCACTTGACCGAACACCAGCACCTCCCGGCCTTCGAAAAGCGGGTAAACACCGAACTGCGGGGTCACGAGAGAAACTGCGGAAAACCGCGAGGAACCGCGAGTACACCAGACCCCACCAAACCACCAATCCCCGTGAGTAACCGCGAGGAACCGCGACTCCCCGATTTTCCCCGCCTTGGTAAAGGTAAGGGAAAGGGAATGGTAAACGCGCGCGAAGCGCCAGAGAACGACGGACTCAAGGCCCGACTCGGGGAATACGAGGACATCATGGGAACCGAGGGCAAGCCATGAGCGGCGTCGCCAAGTCCCTCGATCTCGAACCCGATGTCGACGTGCAGCTCGATCATGGGCCGGCCAACGAGTGCGCCATGTGCCACATCCGAGTCGGTCCGATGAAGTGGGGCCTGTGCTGGTCTGAGGCCGACGGCTATTTCGAGGGCTGGCGCTGTGCCGATGTTCATGCCTGCCGCGCTCGACGCGCCGAATCACTTCCTCCATCCGACGAACAGGAGCCACCCCATGACTGACCAGACCCACACGACCCAGGCCGGCTACGTCATCTGGCGATCTTGGCGGGACAACATGCTCGCTCAGGACCGCGAAGTGGCACCCGAACGAATGGCCTGGGAAACCCTGCCAGATCGGGACAAGGCCCTAGACGCTGCCATCGAAGCCGAGGCCCGCGCCCCGCTGGAGGCAGAGAACGAGCGACTGCGAGCATGGTTTGAGGGCCTCTTGATATATGCGCCGCCTGAAGTCATGAAGGACGAGTTCGCCTATGACCGCCTTCTCCAGAACGTTCACGCCGCCGCTCGCGCAGCCCTGGAGCCCTCCGAAGTCATCGAAGTCTCCGAGCCTCTCCTCAATGGATATGGCCGAGCGGTCTGCGTCTGCGGCAACACGGTACTGCCCGAGAACTGGGCGAACCACCTGCTGTCTCAGACCGGCGCCCACGGTCGGCCCGACGTGCCGCTGATCACACCAGCCCCGGAGCCAACCCCATGACTGACGATGATCGCCCGGCGCCGGGAGGTGGCGTGATGGAGAACCAACTTCGCGCCGCGCTGGAGCGGCACCACGAACGCATGGAGTGTTCGAGGTGTCTTGTTGACCACGGTCCTCACGTGCCCGACGCCCTTTATCACGGCGGTTATTGCAAGACCTGTGTGAGTGATTGGCCCTGCTACGCCGCCCGCGCCCTCCCCAAGTTGGATGCTGCCGAGTCCCGGGTAGCGGCGCTAGAGGCGGGGCTGCGAGACGTTCTGGCGGCCTACAACGAGGAGACGATGCAGCCACTTGCTGACCTTTTGACGCCAGAGTTCCTGGCAGGTCTCCAGGTTCTTCTCGCTGACCATTCCAGTGCCAACCAGGACAACCACCAGTGACAATCTCGTCATCCCCCTCCTCTACTCCGGCGACCGTTCCCTCCCTCGCGGTCGCCGGGGCTCCTCTGCGCCACGCAGAGCCACGCCGCGTCGTGCGTCTCGCTGATCTCCTGCGTCAGACTCCGGCCGCCGTCCGCTTCATCAGCGCTGAGCCGCTGCTGGGGCCGCTGGTGGAACGATGCCCGGAGCAATGCGGCGAGGTCGTCTCGGACAACTGTTACGCGTGTAACAGCACCGGCTGGACGGGCCTCGATCTAACCGGCATCGACTGGCTCGTCCTAGGCGGCGAGAGTGGACCGAAGCATCGCCCGATGGACCCGCAGTGGGAACTCGAACTGATCGAAGCGGCGCGGGCGGCTGGCACTAAGGTCTTCGTCAAGCAGGCTTCCGGGCCGCGTCCGGGAATGCAGGGCGACCTGCCTGATTGGGCCTTCGCGCTGCGGGAATACCCGACATGATCGCCTGCTGTGGCCGATGCGGCCGAGAGCGTCACCTGCTCGATCTGGTCGCCCACCTGATCGGACCTGAGCGGCGATGCCATAACCCGCGGCACTTCCGCTGCCGGACGGGTTGCGAGGCCCTCCGATGACCAGCGAAGTCTTCCTCGGCAATCGCGGTCTGTTCTCAGGCGGCCGGCAGCCCCATCCGCCACCCCAGCACATGGAGGGCGAGTCCCCGAAGCAAGACCCCGGCCAGGAGCCGGAGCGAAAGGAGATCCATCACATGAGACTGCTCCTCGGTCCGTGCCGCTGCCAGGGCTGCGGCGACCCCGTCCGCTACATCGAGCCAGATGAGGGCCTGCCCGGCTGGTTCTGGTTCGACATCGCCTGGGAAGGTCCAATCCCATGGACGCTGCGGCGCCACCGCTGCCCGGCTGGCCGCAGGCCGATCGCGGCGCGGATCCTACGGCCGTGGACTGCCTCTGGCCAGGCGATCGTCTTCGAGGGGCGGCTGCGCCTCGGGTCAGGAGCGGCATGACCAAGCCGCTGGTGTACATCGCCCACCCGCTCTCGGGTGATTGGGAGGCCAACATCGCGCAGGCCCGGCTCTGGGTGGGCGCCGCGTTCAGAGCCGGCATGTTCCCTGTGGCGCCCTACCTCGTCTGCGAGAGCGTCCTGCACGAGCCGGAGGACCGCGAGCTCGGGCTCGAGTACGACCTCGTCTTCCTCGAGATGGTCGACGCGCTTTGGCTGTGCGGGTCGCGGATCTCCCCGGGCATGGCAGCCGAGACTGCTCGGGCGAGAGAAATCGGGCTCACCGTAGTCCGCTGGACAGACCTTGCCGACCTCGAGAGCCTGGCCGAATCGAGGGCCGGATAGATGCCTTGGGGCCGCGTCGACGACGACTTCTACGACCACCCGAAGGTCGTGAACATGCCTGCCGGCGTGCGCAACGCGGCGTGTGGCCTGTACTGGCGGGCCGTCAGCTACTGCAACCGCTACCTGACGGATGGCCGCCTGTCAGAGGCCGCTCTGGTGAAGCTCGATGCCCGCCCCGAGGAGATCAAAGCACTCCTGATGATTGCCCCGGGAATGCGCTTCGGATTGTTCGAGAAGTGTCCGGGAAAGGGCAGCGGATACCGCATCCATGACTTCCTCGCGAAGAACAAGAGTCGCGACGAAGTGTATGCAGAGCGTGAAGCCAAGGTAGAGGCGGGTCGCGCCGGAGGTCTGCAGAGTGGGCGTATTCGCGCTCAAAAGGCCCAAGCAAACGCGAAGCAGGGTGCTTCGGTCGTGCTTCCGAGACGCGAAGCAGAGGGCAAGCAGGGTGCTTCACGAAGCACGAAGCAAACGCGAAGCAAACGCGAAGCACCCGGAGTTGAACTCCCGTCCCGTCCCGTCCCGTTAACTACCCCCATACCCCCGCAAGCGGGGGCTCGACCAAGGTCACGACGCAAGAAAGGCGACACGCCCCGATCGAATGGCAACAACCCACGGCTGCTGCGCGAGGGCAATGCCCAAGTAGACGCGAAGGTGATGGGCGATCTGGCAGAGCGCACGGCAGCGTGGAACGCAGCGCATCCGGGCGATCAGATACCGACCAAGGACGAGACGATCCCCGACTGGATGGCAGGTTCGTGATGTGCATATGCAATAGGGCAGCAAACGACTGGATACCGAATAAACCGCGCGCTGCGCCACAACCTGCGACGCTTGACCTGGTGGGCGCCTGCGCCTTCGAAAGTGAGGGTGGTGGGGGTAGGAACACGGCGGTAGCCTTACGAGTACGACCCGGGCTCCCCTATCTCGCGCTTCCGGACAGGTTCGCCCGTTTTTTATCCACTACGCCACGGGCTTTCCAGTCAGAGAGGGCCCTCTCATGAGCCAGCCGCAGCCGTATTTCGATACCGAGCGCGACGTCGACGTCCAGGTGACGCCCGAGTCTCCGCGCCTCCAGACGGACTGCCTGATCTGCGGGCACCATGACGAGTTCGGCACGATTACCCTGCGCCTCGCCTGGTGGCGTTCACCCGAGAAGATCACGGCTATCCCCCGTTGCCTCGACCTCGAGTCCTGCCGGCTGCGCGTCGCTGCGAATGGCGAACCCTGGCCATTGCTCGAGCCCGGCGAGAAACCGGGCGAGAAGCCGGCCGTGCCGCCCCGGAAGCGCCCGACCGAGCCGATGAGCGCGCGGCCTTCCCTGCCCAGCGAGCCCGAGCTCGCGGACGCACCGCCTACCTCCGAACCGCCGGCCCCGTCCGACGATCCACCCTGGTTCTGAAAGGAGCCCAGCCATGTCATCCTCCACCGCACCACGTCGCTTCCGCCTCGACCCGGGGCTCGGCGACATTCTCGATGCCACCCTGGCCGAGGTCAAGGCCCGCGAGATCAGCGACGCCACGCGCCGCGTCTTCATCGCCTTCGGCTGGATCCTCTCCGCCGCCTCGGCCGATCCGCGACTGACGGAGATCCTACCCGAACCAGGCCAGCCGGGCTTCCCCGCTGCACAACGGGCGAAGGTGGCACCCCATGACTGACGACCTTCGCGCCGCGCTGGAGGCCGCGAACCAGGGCATCACGAACCTCCAAGGCGCCCTCAAGGTGGCTGGAAAGAAGTGGGACGAGCAGGCGGCCCGTGCTGATGCTGCAGAGTCCCAGGTAGCGACGAGTCAGGAGAACCTGACGGATGCCCTCTCGGGCTGGCGGCTGGCGCTGCTGCACGGGCGGCTCGTGCATGGGTGTGACCACACGGACGATGCCGAACGTGAAGCGGATCAGATTGCCTTTGCCGACCTCCCCACAGCCGTCGCCGAGTACAAGCGCCAGGTAGTCGCAGCGGCCGTCGAAGCGGAACGGGAGAGGCTGCGGCAGGCCATCCATGCCGAATATGCCTCAATGCCTGAGGGAAACCCCGAGAGTGATGATGGGGCATGGTGCCTGAGCGAGAAAACGATCGCCGCCCTACTCGACCCCCACCCCTCCAGCGATCAGGACCGCGATCCATATGACCCGCAAGGTTGGTATGGCGACTCCTACCCCTCCAAGGAAGGCACGAAGTGAGCCGTAGAAGCCTGTCTAAACAGCCGTCTCACTTCGCACCTGATCCTTGCTCGTGTCCCTGCGGATGCCGAGAGATTGTCACCATCGCCGAGGTTCAGTTCGGCAGGGGCCGTTGTATCGCTTGCGTAGGGGACTTCCACGGATTGCAGGCGGCCCTGCGCGCCAAGGAGCTCTCCGATGATTGACCTCGAACGCCTCTCTGCGTTGAAGGTCGCTGCGGAAGCCGCTTGTCGGGCCGCCTATCGCAGGCGCAGAACCATCGATGGCCCGATCAATTGGGCCGACCTCCATGCCGTTAGTGTCGAGCGCGTCGCGGAATTGTACCGAGGCGAGATCGGCGAGCGATACCGCGTCTGGATTGAGGAGGCCGCAGACGACAACTACGAACTGTACGTTTTCATCTGCGACTACCTGACCAAGCATGGCTTTGCGAACGTGGAGGTTCGGATGCAATGGTAGATCTCGATGTTCTCTCTGCGCTGGCGTCTCGGGCAACACCGGGACCGTGGGAGACAAAGCCGCTTCCGAACGATGACCCCGAGGAAAGGGACTATTGCCATGTCACGGCCGAGTCGGTCGATATCGATGAGGCATTGGCGTTGTTTGTCCCCGAAGCCGACGCCGCCCTGATCGTCGCAGCCATCAACGCCCTGCCCGCCCTTATCGCCGAACTGCGCGACCTGCGAGCGGCGCTGACGGTGGAGCGGCTGACCGACATTCTGCATCCGCTTCACGAACCCTACGTAGACCCCGGACTGGTCTTCCGCATGGACGACTGCGAAGACCTTGCCGCCGCCCTTCTGGCTGCCCTGCTGCGCAAGGAGGAGACGTGAACGGCGCCGAATGGAGCATCTGCTCAGGCTGTGGACAGAAGGTCCATAACAGCGCGAACGGTTGGCGCAAGCACGTCGAATTCTGCCCCAGTGCCCCGATGACTGACCTCGAACGCACGCAGGAGAACTTGGGCCACACCTTTGGGGTATCCCGCAGTCAGGTTGGCGCGATAGTGCGCCGTGAGGATTGGACTCATGTTTGAGCTAGACGAGTTGCGGGCGCTGGCAAAGGCGGCACTCCGCAGTTTCAACGGCGCTCGCTGGCAACGTGAAGTTCGAGTGGACGCCGACGATCTGCTCGCCATGATCGCCGAACTGCGCGACCTTCGAGCGGCACTCACCGTCTGCTACCTCTGGATCGGCCAACACCGCGTCCCCGGCGATGACGACTGGGCCTGTGTCGAATGTCGGCCGGAATCTGGCAGCCTGATCGATGGCTTTCGGTGTGCCTATCACCAAGCCGCCGCCCTCCTGGCCGCCCTGGACGCAACACAGGAGAAGCCCGAGGCGACGACGTGAGCAGACCGAAGTCTGGGATTTTCAATGGCCGCATCTGTCGGCTGGACGACCCACGGTGCCTGAAAGGCTGCAATGCCATCGGCTCGGCGTTCGCTGGAACTGGCGGTCATGCGCGCGGTTGTCCGGTCGCTGTGGACTGGGCACGCCAGCGAATCGCCGCCGGCACGCCCTACCCAGGTGATGCTGCGATGATCGCCAAAGCCGCCCAGGAGATGCCATGAGCCTCCGCCTGACGTCCGCCCAGGCGCTCCGCCTGGGCCTCCCGGAAGATCGGCCGGCTCGCCGCTCCGGTCGCAAGACGCATACCGACGATGGCCACGAGATCCAGGCCGGCTGGGACCACTTCAGCGAAGCGGACCTCAAGACCGAGATCATGAAGCTGGCCCGGGCTGGCGGCTGGGTTTGCGGCTACAAGGACATCGCTCCGCTCGGCGGCCTGGTTTACCACGCCGCCCACGTCATGAGCCAGAGCGAGAAAGGCTGGCCGGATTTCACCGGGATCCGCCGGCGCGATCGCCGCCTGATCTTCGCCGAACTCAAGAGCGAGACGAACGCCCCAACCCCGCGCCAGGCCGCCGTCCTTGATCTGCTGCGATGTCTGGAATCCTTCCCGCCTCTAGAGCGCGGCCCGACTATCCAGGTCTTCGTCTGGCGGCCCTCGGATTTGGAGCAGATCCGCGAGATTCTCCGATGAGACGATTGATCTGTCGGCTTCGCGGCCACGACTGGATCACCGGCCCCTACCAATGGGCACCCGGGCATATCGCCGAGATCCGCTATTGCCGCCGCTGCAATCGCTGGCACCCCGACACCTGGGGCCGTTGGGAACGGTGGGAGATATGACCGCCCCGCCCATGACGCCCGGCAGCATCCCGCCCAACCGCGGCCCCCAGTTGCACGTCGTCGCCGGCCATCCACACCTGCGAGAGTTCGCGCCGTCACACGTCCGCTGCGCCTGCGGCCACCGTTGCCGTGGCGCCAACGCCAAGGTCGTCGCCGATGCCTTTGCCGCGCATCGCCGGGCCGCCGGCGCATCGTACCCCGGCGAGACTCATACCCGGCCCCTCGGTCCCTCGACGGGCGAGCGGCGCTGGTCCTGGGGCGACGCATGAGGAACACCCGTCTGCTCAACATCCACGACCTGGGCAAGATGGGTACCTGGCCGAAGGACGTCCGGCGAATCGACCGGCGCTCGCCGTACGGCAACCCGTTCAAGATCGCCGACATGCTCTGGCCGGCGATCGCCTTCGGGTACAGCAACGACGCACCTGGGCGCCGAGCCGCGTCCCTGATCCTGTATCGAGGGTGGCTGATCGGAGAGCCGATCACGGTCGCCGGCGGTCAGGCAGCGCAAGCCGTCTTCGGTGCGTCGCCCCGCGACATGCAGGGGGGCGGCACAGTCGAGTACTCGAACGGCCAGTCGATGACCGTGGGCCACGTGATCTCAGGTCTGGCGCTCGCTCCGCTCGTGGAGATGTTGAAGGCGATCGAGCTGCCACCGCATCCGGATCTCGAACCGCTCCGCGGGTTCCGGCTCGCATGTTGGTGCGCGCCGCTCGCGTGCCACGGCGAGGTGATCCTCGAATGGTTGGGCACTCACCCGGTGGCCTCATGAACGACCGCCGCCGTCCTGTGGAGCAGGAGCCTTTCGTCTGCCTGGAATGCGCGCGCCGCTTCTCGCATATGTTCGACCTGCGGCATCACTGGGAGACCGAGCGCCATGGTCCGGCTTCCGTCCAGAAGGCCGCCCTGGAACGCTTCCGCGTCGGCGGCAACCCGACCGATGACCGCTTCACGGATCGGCGCTGACCATGACCGCCCAGCCGACCGCCCGCGAACTCGAGGTCCTGGCCGCGTGCCTGCGGCAGGGGTCGCAGAAGGCGGCGGCTTATGAGCTCGGGATCGCCGTGCAGACGGTCAAGAACACGACCAGCGGCCTGTACCGCAAGCTCGATGTCGATTCCGCTGGCGGCGCTGCCGAGGCCCTGGGTTGGCTGACGCTCCCGGAGATGGTACCGAAGTCCTGGTAGCTGTTAGGGGCTGACGCCAGCTACGCTCGATAGCTGTGAAGAGCCCCGCCACACGGCACGCGATTACAACGGACTGCACAGCCGATCCGCCACCGCTATCGAACGGGCATTCCATCGCTCATCCCCTCCTCCGGCGCGGCCCGGGCCAGACTCGGACGGTCGGTACTGGCTCGGGCGGCGCTCTGCGGCGATTGAGGGCTCGCCTGGCGGCCTATGCGCTGCCTCCGCGCCGCGTCAACCATCGCCCGAAGCATTGGATCCGGCCATGATTATGGTGGCTCAATCCGACAGCAAAGTGATCCGAATGGGCTCTTTGTTGATCGAGGCGAATCGTTACAACAATCGCACCAACTACAAGGGCTCCAGTTTCCTCGCCTCAAACATCCACGCTTTGGGGGTCCGACTCTTCGTAAAGATCGACTGGTTCAGGTGGCCCGAAGACGGCGATCGTGAGCGGGAGATCGAGGTTCAGTACCACTTCCCTGTCGTGGGTGGTTATGAAGTCCGTTGGGCTTGGCGCCATAGCGCCTTCTGTCTCGGCAAGCGGAGTTCTGAGGCATGAGCCCGATCGAACGCGCCCGTTGCTACCCCTGGCAGACTCTCGCGCTGGCCTTCGCCCTCGGTTCCCTGACCCTCGCCCTGCTCATCGTGCTCGATGCCGTCGCGGTCGAGCACGTCCTCCTCTGGCTCTCTGGCGTCGCGGAAGGCATCCTCCTCGGGCTCGTGCTTCTCGGCGGCGTCGAGTACGCCGTTGTCCGCCCGTCTGTCTGGATCACGCGGGCGGTGCAACGGCGAGTGTCAAGTGGGCGATGACAAGCCCTCGCGCCATCCGTTCCCGCCGAACCCCAGCGACTATCGGCGCGCTCGGATGTTCGCCGCCGCCGGCCTCCTGTGCCTCGTCGCCTTCGGCGTCGCCGTCAACCTCTATGCCGCCGACGAACGCTTGTCGCCCGTGGCCCTGGTCGCCCTGCTCACAGCCAGCCTCGGCCTTCTCGGCGTCAGCTACATCCGGGGGGATAGGTAAGTGATTGCCGCCGTCGCCTTCACGCTCGTCCTGTCCTGCCTCTTCGCCTACGTCGCCACGGTGGCGCTGGTCTGGTGGCTCGACACGCATGGAGCGACCGATGACCGCTGAGACGTTCGTTCTGCCGGAGCCCGATCTCCGACTCATGGACTATCTGAGCCCGCATTCCGAATCGGACACGCGCCGGATGCAGGAGCGCGGCCATTTCCGCTGGCACCAGGAGCATCCGCGGGCCGCCTGTGAGCACCCGGATCATCCGCAACTCGCCTCTAGGATGGGCTTCTGGGAAAGGTTGCGGGCATGACCGCTGAGACGTTCGTCCTGCATTTCCAGGAAGGCACGAGAGTGACTTGTCGATATTGCGCAGCGTGGGCCGAAATGGCCGATTACTGCGGAACAACGGGGCCACATGATGAACGCACGCAGGCTATAGCTATCCAACTCGCAGGCTTGATCTACCCGGAGGGGCCGACCGATCAACAGACGGCCTACTTCATGGAGGACGCCTGCGAAGTTGCGGCGGTTGTATCTGGCAACGTCGTTATCAAGGCGATGCGCCCGACGCGCTTCGATCAGCACCGCTTCTCAGCCAGCGGTCACATTTTCGCAGCGGCCGAGGAGGGTGGCGGATTGATCTACCGCGGCAGAGTGAAAGGGGCGACCGATGACCGCTGAGATGTTCGTTCTGCTGCTGGTCGCCTTCTTCGGCCTCGGCGTCATGCTATGGGCGCTTTACCTCGATCATCGCGACAGGGTCGAGTCGGCCCGGATGCGCGACGCGCTCCAGCTCGACGCCGCGGCGCGACCAACGGTCTGTTTTGGTACCGAGGTGTTCCGGGAGGACTGGGACGACCCAGCGATGGACGTTTACGACAGGCTCTTCGAACACGACCCCGAGACGGCCGAGAGGACGCACGCACGATGACCTATACCCTTGGGCGCATCCCCTCCGAGCCTGACGTCCGCGACCATCAACTGGCGCGCTATCTCGCCCTGGGGGCGCCCCTGCCGCCGTCTTACCGCACCCCGGTCCGACCCGCCATCCTGAACCAGGGCACGGTCCCGGCCTGCGTCGGCTACAGCGGGGCGACGGGCCGCACCATCACAGAGCAGCCCGACGCGGGCATGGTGGCTTTCGATCCGCTCGACCTGTACCGGCTGTGCAAGGCGAACGACGGCGATCCGAACGGCTGGGGCACGAGCATCCGCGTCGCCGCCCAGCTGTTGCGCTCCACGGGCGCGCTCGCGACCTCCGGCCCGGCGCCGGTCAAGAAGGGCGAGCGGTTCAAGATCGGCGCCTATGCCGCCGTCCACACCGTCGACGAGATCAAGGCGGCGGTGTTCGCCAACGGCTGGGCCTGGATGGGGCTCAACTGGTACGACTCCTGGTATCGCCCGAACGAGAACGGCAGCCTGCCGGCGCGCTATAACCTCGTCGGCGGCCATGCCATCAGCATCATCGGCTGGGACGACGTCCGGGCCTCCTTCCTGCTCCAGAACTCCTGGGGTCCGAAGTGGGGCGTCGGCGGCACCTGCTGGATCCGATACAACCAGCTCGAGGCCGATCCCGAGCTCTGGACGGTCATCGACGCGCCCGATTGCCTCATCACGGTCACGCCGTTCCCCGCGCCGCGGTACTTCACTGTGCACAAGGGCCAGACGCTGACGGGCTGGAACCCGAAGGGCGCGGCCAAGTCGCATCACTGGCCCAGGGCGAGCCGCGGCGTCGCCGATGCCGAAGTCTCGATCATCTGGTCCGGGGTCATCCCCGCGCCCATCCCGGCAGGCCCGTTCTACAGGGGCTCGGCCGGCTTCTATCGCGGACTGCTCGTTCAGCAGTCCGAAGTCCCACTCAGCTAGAAGGAGATTCGCATGGTCGCATTCATGGGCCAGGTTGTGGCCGCTATCCACAACGCCTGGCTCCAGATCCCGCCCGGCATCCGGGTCGCCCTCAGCTTCTCGGCGGCTGTCCTGGTGGCAGCGGCCATCGGGCTCGTTCAGGCGTTCAACTGGATCCTGCCCGGCTCGCTCATAGACGCTAAGGCTGAGGTGATCGCCTTCTTGACCTACGCCGTACCGGTCCTCGCCATCCTGGCGACGCAACTCGTGCGCAGCAAGATCGCCCCGGCGATCGTGGCGTGGTTCTTGAGCACGTTCGGATATACCCTTCCGCAGAGTTACGGGCTGACTGGCCTTCCGCGACGGAACGCCTGGGTCAAGGCGGCCTAACCACATGATCCGCGCGCACTCTGTGCGGAAACCAGCGGCCACCTCGCCTGAACGGCGAGTAGAGCGCGCTGCCTCGTGCGCGGTCCCCGCGCCCGTCCGGGATCTCCCTCGGGAGATGGCGGGTAAACCCCTTCCCACAGTCGTGGTGGATGCCGCCCTAACATCGCGGGGTTTGAATGTCGGCCGGCCCTGGCTCCGATGGCAGGAGGTCCGGCGATGAGCAGCCTCTGTACGGTCTGCGGGGGTCTGACGCAGCGGGGTCCTCGCTGCTCCCGGCACCCGAAGTGGTCCGGACCTGGTAATCCCGTGCATACGGATCCGCGCTGGACAGCTCTCTCGCGTCGGATGGTTGCTCACCACGTCGGGCACTTCGGATGGGTCTGCCCTGGCGATGGCCCGCAGCACATCGCGCATCCCTCGCGCGACCTCACCTGTGATCACGTCATTCCGCTCGAGGACGGCGGCGCACCGTTCGATCCGGCCAACACCCGCATCCTGTGCCGCTCCTGGAACTCGTCCCTCGGTGCGCGCCTCCTGGCAGCTAAGCGGGCTGGGCAGCGGCTGGCGCAGATCGTGGCGCCGCTGGATGAGCGGGCACAGATCCGGGCACGGTACCTGGGGTGAGCGCAGGCCGCACAGTGATCAAGACCGCGATCGAGCGCTGGGAGCAGTTCACCGGCCGAACTGCGGAGCAGATGTGATGGGCGCCCGCGGCCCCGTTGGCGCTCCGACGAAGGTCAAATTGCTGCGTGGCGAGACACGCCCGAGTCGCGTCAACTACCGCGAGCCGATCCCGTCCTCGAAGTTGCCGAAGATGCCCGCCGACATGGAGGAGGAGGCCAAGGTTGTCTGGCGGCGCGTCATCCGAACGATGGGCAAGACCGGCGTCATCCGGGCCTCGCACCACGACATGCTGAGGGGCCTTTGCGAGGCGGTGGCCGATTACAACCGGGCGCATGCGGTCCTGGCCATGACGGGCATCCTCGTCAAGGGCCAGCACTCCGGCGACATCGTGAAGAACCCAGCCTGGCAGATCGTCCGCGAGGCTCGCGACCAGATACGGCTCTATGCCCGCGAGTTCGGGCTGTCGCCATCGTCGCAGTCTGGCCTGTCGGTCGAGCCGGAGGATGCTCCGTACCAAGCCAACAAGCTCGGCCTTCCCCCGCGCCTCTTGGTACTCAGCCATGAGGACTAGATGGGCGCCTATCGCGTTCCGCCTCACTGGCAAGCCGATCGCTTCTTCAAGTACGGCGAGGAGTATGTCTGCCACACCAAGGGTCGCTGGGCTCGACAGAAACTCATCTACGAACCCTGGCAGCGGGCCTTCTGGTATGAGGCGCTTGAGTGCGATCCCGTCACCGGCCTGCGCATTTACAACGAAGTCGGGCTCGGCCTCCCCCGGAAGAACGGCAAGAGCGTCATGGCTAGCCACCTTGGCCTGTTCTTCCTTGACCCGCTCGGAGAGGGTGAGAACGAGCCTGAGGTCCTTGTGGCCGCGGCCGCCAAGGGCCAGGCCGGTATCGTCATGGGCCAGTCGGTTGCTATGGCGCTCCAGTCCCCTGAGTTATCCGAACGGTTCAGGTCAACCAAGTACCGCATCGACTGTCCGTACAACGGCGGTGTCATGCGGTCCGTCTCGGCGGCGGCGGCTCTACAGCACGGCACCAGCCCGTCTCTCGGCCTCATTGACGAGATGCATGCGCACTCTGACGACGGCGCTCTTTACACCGCTCTCACAACCGGCGGCGGCGCCCGCGAGCAGGGTCTCACGTTCTGGTTCTCTGCCGCCGGAGCGGCAGGAGAGGGCATCCTGGCCGATCTCTATGAGTCGATGTTCAGTGGCGTCGGCAAGCTGGAAGTCCTCAACGACGGCTGCCTGCTCATCTACCGAGACAAGGTCAACGGGACCCTCATCTACTGGTACGGCGCTCCCAAGGACGCCGACATTGCGGACCCTGCGATCTGGCGGCTCTGCAACCCGATCAGCTACCTCCAAGACCTCAAGTACCTCACCAAGCAATACGCGAACCTCGGCGCCCGTGGTGCGCTCGGCGAGTGGCGCCGCTACCACCTCAACCAGTTCAACGCGACCGAAGACACCTGGCTCAAGTCGGGTACGTGGGCTGCGACGGTCGGCGATGCGCCCCTCGACGCCGCACTGCCCATCGGCGTGGGCATCGACCGCGATCCTGACGGCGAACAGATCGGCGTCGTGGTCGCCCAGAAGCAGGGGGATCGCGTCGTGACGCGGGCGCAGTTGTTCGGCCCTGAGTCCACCGGCATGGCCAGCACGGAGGCCGTCCGCGTCGCCCTGCGCGAGCTCCGGCTGACGTACCCACTGCCCCAGACTGCCGAGGAAAAGACCAGACGCCCGATTCCCGGCCCCGCCTATGGGTTCGATCCTGCGAGCCTGCCGGACTTCGCGGACGCCCTCAACCAAGAGGGTCTGAACATGGTTGAGATGAGCATGACGCCGGCCGTCATGGCGCCCCCTTCGATGATGACCTACGAACTCATCACGACCGGGCGCCTTGTCCACACCGCCGATCCGATCTTCGCCGAGCACGTCGCCAACACCACGGCCACGTTGACGGACCGCGGCATGAAGGTCCTGCGATCCAAGAACTCGGCACGGCCAAACGTGCTCGGCGTGGCACTGCCGAAGGCCGTCGCCCTGGCCTTGCAGGACGCGCCGAAGCCGTTTGTGCGACGGCCTCGGCGCGCGGTGGGGTTCTGAGATGAGCACACGACAGCCCTTCCACGTCGGCGATGTCTTCGGGCGCCTGACCATTCTCGAACTGATCGCAACCAGCCACGACGTGCCTTCACTCGCCCGAGTTCGCTGCGAGTGCGGCGAGGAGCGGATCGTTCACCGGGTCAATCTGCGCGTTGGCGTGACCCGTTCTTGTGGGTGTATACGCCGTGAGCAACTTCGGGCGCTCGCCACCACGCATGGGCAATCAGGCGGTCGCGGGAAGCAGACGCCTGAATACACCGCCTGGAAGAGCGCCAAACGTCGTGTGACGAGCCCGACTGGTCAGACGTGGAAGTACTACGGCGGCCGTGGTATCCGCATGGCGGCCGAATGGCTGCACGACTTCCCAGCGTTCCTCGCGCACATCGGCCCACGGCCCGGTCCGGGCTACTCAGTGGACAGGATCGACAACAACGGCGACTACGCCCCCGGCAATGTCCGTTGGGCGACAGTTCTTGAGCAGGCGCGCAACCGGCGCGACAACCGGAGGGCAGCCTGATGTACGACCCGATGCAGCCCACGACGCTCGTTCGCGGTTCGCGTGAGTGGTGGCTGGCCAGGTTGGGCAAGCGCCTAGACGATAGGCGCGACCGAATGGAGTTGTACGAATCGTATTACGCGGGTCGCCAGCCCCTCGCGTTCGTCTCCGACACGTTCAAGGCCGCGTTCGGCGATCGCTTCCGCATCTTCAGCGCCAACTTCATGAGCCTGGTTGTGGACACGCACCGCCAGCGCCTGCAGGTGCAGGGCATCCGAATCGGCGATCACTCGACCGGCTCCACCGACGCCTGGGACTGGTGGCAGCGCAACCGTCTGGACGCCGAGTCGCAGACCGCCTTCACCGAGTCGCTGGTCAAGGGCATCGTCTACATCCTGGTCTGGCCGAACGCCGCCGGGATCCCTGAGGCCTCGATTGAATCGCCGCTGCAGGTCGTTGTCGAGACGTCGCCGGGCCAGAGCTGGAAGCGCCGCGCCGCCATGAAGCGATGGCTCGGAGAGGACGGCAAGTACCACGCCGAGCTCTACCTGCCCGAGGGCGTCTACAAGTACGTCAGCGCTCAATCCGGCGCTGACTTCACCCTCACCACCTGGGCGGGCCTCGCGCAGTGGCAGCCCGAGGTCGTCAAGGGCGAACCCTGGCCGGTCAAGAACCCGCTGGGCGTCATCCCGATCGTCCCGCTCGTCAACCGCCCGCGCCTGAACGGCACGAATCCCAGCGGCCTCTACCAGACCATCAGGGTGCCCGCCGGCGCGATGCTGCCCGACGACGGCCAGTCCGAGATCGCCTCGGTCATGAGCAACCAGGACGTCATCAACAAGCTGCGCGCCGACATGGTCAACGCCTCGGACCTCGCGGCCTTCCGCCAGCGCTGGTTGCGCAACTGGCAGGTCGAGATCGACGAAGGGACCGGTCAGCCGGTCGAGCCGTTCCGGGCCGCAGTCGATCGCCTCTGGATCTTGCCGCCGCCTGCCTCCGACGAGGATCCGAACGCGCCGCAGCCCGAGTTCGGCGAGTTCGAGGCGACCGATCTGGCGCCCGTGATCGCGGGCATCCAGGCCGAGATCCAGCAACTTGGCGCGATCAGCCAGACGCCGTATCACTACCTCCTGCCGCAGAGCGGCCAGCCGCCGTCCGGGGAGTCGCTCAAGTCCGCGGAGACGGGCCTCGTGGCCAAGGTCGAGGACTCGAAGCTCCACAAGGGCGAGGGGCTCGAGGAGGTCTTCCGCCTCAACTTCGCCTTCCGCGGTGACAAGCGGGCTGACGACATGGGCGCCGAGATCGATTGGGTGAACACGGAGAGCCGCATCGAGAGCGTCCACGTCGATGCGATGGTCAAGTGGAAGAGCCTCGACATCCCCGATGAGGTCATCTGGGAGGAGCTGGGCCTCTCGCCGCGCCAGATCGAGCGGATCTCGGCGATCGCCAAGGCTGCGGCTGCCGCCGAGGCCGCCACTCCGCCTCCGGACGCCCCGCCCGCCATGCCGCCGGCCGCGATGCCGGTAGTCCAACCGCCTCTTGTACCCGTAAAGGTAGGAAGCTAAGATGCGAACAACGACCACCACTTCTGCGGGCGCGATGCCCGTCGCGGCCGGCGCGATGCCGACCCAGAGTTACCCGACCGGCCCGGTCTGGGCAGCCTACAAGCTTCCCTTCCCAGGCGCGATCGGGGCTCGCGAAGCCGGGGTCTGCTTCGAGGGCGAGGCTGGCGCAGCGATTGCACCCGCCGCACCTGCGACTCCCGCACCGCCAGCCGTTCCTGCTGCTCCTGCGACACCGCCCGCGACGGGCGATCCCGAACTCGGAGAAGCCGGAAAGAAGGCCATCGCCGCGGAGCGGAAGAGCGCGAAGGAAGCCACCGACCGCGCCACCGCCGCCGAAGCGGAGCTGGCCACCCTCAAGGCCGCCGGTCTGAGCGAGTCAGAGAAGGCGATCAAGGAAGCCACCACGGCTGCGACAGCCGCGGAACGCGCCAAGTGGCAGTCGAGCAACCGTTCGCTCCGCGTCGAAGCGGCTCTCCGGGTGGCAGGCGCCACGAACGAGACGCTCCTTGACCTGGCTCTGCGGTCCGATCTCATCACGACCCTCAAGGTCGACGAGGCCGGCAAGGTCACCGATCTCGACAAGGCTGTCGAGCAACTCAAGAAGGACATCCCCGAGATGTTCGCCCCGACGGGACCGGGAACGGTCACGCGAGGCGTCCAGACGGCCCCAGCGGGCCAGGCCAAGACCCTCGAAGAGGCCGTGGCCAGCCACTACAGCGCCAAGCACTGAGCCCAGCAACCTGGGCGATAGAAAGGACCAACCACCATGGCTGTGACTCTCGCCCAGGCGTCTCTGAACGCCGCAAGCGACATCGACCGGAAGATCATCGACGAGTTCCGCAAGTCGAGCTTCCTCATGGATCGCCTGCCGTTCGACCAGTCGGTCAACCCGGCCGGCGGCGGCTCCACTCTGGTCTACGGCTACACCCGCCAGACCACGCAGCGGACCGCGGCCTTCCGCACCATCAACCAGGAGTACGTCCCGACCCAGGTCGAGAAGGCGCAGTACACGGTCAACCTCCGGCCGCTCGGCGGTCAGTTCGAGATCGACCGCGTCCTGACGGGCATCGGCGCGGTGTCCGAAGTCAGCTTCCAGCTCGCGCAGCTGGTCAAGGCGACGAAGGCGTACTTCGCCGACCAGGTCATCAACGGCGACGTCGGCGTGACCACCAACGGCTTCGACGGCCTGAGCGTCGCACTCACCGACTCCTCGACCGAGATCGCGGGCCCGGTGCTCGACTTCACCGGCGTCGTCAGCCAGGCCACCGCCCTCGCGGTCATCCAGCGCATCAATGCCTGGCTGTACCTCATGGACGGCACGCCCGACGCGCTGCTCATGAACGGCATGGCTAAGTCGTGGTTCAGCATCTGCGCCGCGTTCAGCGGCCAGCTCCGCTCGGTCCAGGATGCATTCGGCCGGCCGCAGGAGACCTACCGCGACATCCCGCTCATCGACGTCGGCGAGAAGGCCGGCAGCTCCTCGCTGGTGATCCCGAACTACGGCACCACGAGCGAGCAGCAGACCCTCACGGTCACCGGCACCTGGACGAGTGGCACGTTCACGCTGACCTTCAACGGTCAGACGACCGCGGCCATCGCCTTCGACGCCAGCGCCGCCACCATCATCACCGCCCTGAACCTCCTGAGCAATGTTGCCTCCGGCGACATCACGGGCTCCGGCGGCGCGACAGGGACCAACCCCGTTGTTCTGACCTTCGCCCAGAACTTCGCTGGCGTCAACGTTCCGATGATCACGGTCGACACGACCAACATCGTCGGCGCCGGCGCCACCATGACGGTCACCCAGACGGTCAAGGGCGGCACGGGCGCCGGTGGTCTCACCGACATCTACGCCGTCCGCTTCGGCCTCGACGGCTTCCATGGCGTCGCGGTCCCGGGCCAGCTCATCCAGACCTGGCTGCCCGACTTCACCACGGCCGGCGCCGTGAAGAAGGGCGAGGTCGAGATGGGGCCCGTCGCGGTCGCACTCAAGAACAGCAAAGCGGCTGGAGTGCTCCGCAACGTCAAGGTCGCTGCCTAACCCCTAGCCGAGTGACAGCGGGGCTGCCCTAGGGCGGCCCCGCAGAACAGGAGCGCAACCCATGACGTACCCGGACGACGGAGTTCACCGCGGCGCGGAGGGCGAAGAGGCGATCCGCTTCGACGCCCCCGAGACGTTCATCGTCGTGTCCAAGGAAGGCGACGACACCAATGGCAACGGCTCATTCGAGAGCCCCCTCCTGACGCTCACCGCAGCCAAGGCCCTCTGGACAGCTGCGAGGCCCCTGATGCTCGTGCTGCCGGGCGAGTACGACGAGGCGCTTGTCTGGCCGAGCATCACCGGCCTGATCCTCGCCGCCCTGATCCCCGGAACGGTCACCCTCACCGACGGTGGCGTCGCCACGGCTCTCCTGACGATCGCCCCGACATACACCGCCTCTTCCTTCGAGGCATCCATCAAGGGCATCGCGCTTTCCACGATGGCACAGATCGGTCTCAGCATCGCCAATGCGGCGATGACCAAGAAGCTGATCGTCGACATCGACGGTCTGACTTGTGAGGCCGATTCCACCGGCAACTCGATCACCATCGCGGGAACGGTCTCCGGCCAGGCGATCCGCGTCTATGCCAAGGATCTCAACTGCGAGGGCCTGGTCGAGTTCACCGCAAATGACGCCGGCAGCCGCCTGCGCGTCAAGGGTGGCGAGCTCATGGGCGGCCTGACCACCATCGGGGCTGTGGCAGCCCAGACGGAGCTCATGAGCGTCGTGATGAAGGCCAGCGGCCTCACGATCGCGACGGAATGGCTGTCCAGCAACACCGGCTGCCTCTACCGGACCGATTCCACGGGCGTCGCCGGCACCTTCGCCGACACGGCAAACGGCTGAGGTCAAGACATGGCCACGATCCTCGCTCCCAACAAGTCGCACAACGGGATCTCGGCCGGCGTCCGCTTCACCGCGGGCGTCGGCCACACCGACCGCCCGGCGCCGCTGGCGTACTTCCGGAAGGCCGGTTACACGATCCTGCCGGACGGCGCGGCTCTGCCGGAGCCCGAGCCGGTCGCCAAGGTCCCGGTCGAGAAGGTCCTGCACCGAATGAACGGCAAGGCATACAGCCTCGGCGCCGATGGCTCGATCCGTTCTCCGTTCGCACCGGGCGAGCAGATCGCGGAAGTCCATGCCGGCGAGGTCATCCTGCCGGCTCTGAAGCCCGTGTCGGCCCCGCAGGGCTCCGCGCGGAAAGCCACCCGCAGGAGCGGGCGGAGGTAGGCCATGACCGCCGTAGTCCGTCCCGACATCACCCAGACGCAGATCGTCGACTCGACCGGCGCGAACACCGCTGCGGTCGATACCTCGGGCAGGCTGTCCGTCGCTGACGCCGACGTTCTGGCTAAGCTCGAAGCGATCCGCGTCCTGGAGGCAGCTTCGCGCTCCGTCACTGGCACCGTTGCCGTCTCCAACCCCACGGCCAACCCCGAGACGGGGCTCGCCAAGGACACCTCTCTCGGCTCTCTCACCGAAACCGCGCCCACCACCGACACTGCGTCTTCGGGCCTGAACGGGCGTCTTCAGCGCATCGCTCAGCGGCTCACGTCCCTGATCGGGCTGCTGCCCACGGCCCTCGGAACCGGTGGCGGACTCAAGGTGGATGGCTCGGGTACAGCCCTGCCTACGGCAGATACCACGCTTGCCGCCAAGTTCGCGAACGCTATCGAGATTGCTCCCGCAGCCACGACGATGACTGCGGGCGCTTATACGGCTCTAGATCAGGTGGGCAGGCTGCTGACCTTCGCGAATGTCGTCAGCGCGGCTGGCCGGGCTTGTCGGATTGATGCCGTGACGTTCGGCAACAAGGCCAACACCGGGCCGACTCTAGAACTGTGGCTGTTCAACGCTGCGCCGACTCTCACGAGCCCAGACGACAACAACGCATGGCAGCCCACAGCCGCCGACATGGCAACCCTCGTGGACGTGATCGACACGGGCGTATGGCGAGCTGGTGCAGCTACGGCTCTCAATCAGTGGACCCGCGTAAACCGCAGCGACATCATCGTCACGGGTGCCACCACATCGCTGTATGGCTACCTCGTGCTCGGCTCCACGGGTTCGCTGACAGGCGCCTCTACCACCGATCTGACCGTTCGCCTCGGCGTCACGCCGGACGTGTGATATGGGACGCTCGACCCGCCGCGATTACCAACGCCGTCTCGACTACCGCGAAGCCATCCTCAACACGCCCGGCCTTGTGAGCTACTGGCGGCTTGGTGAGAAGGCTGGCACGGTCGCGCGTGACGAATGTGGGCGGAGCAACGGGACCTACGTCGGCGGACCGACGCTCGGCGTGGCGGGGCTGCTGACCGGCGATGCAAATACAGCCGTGACGTTCGATGAGACGGACGATTGGGTATCGGTTCCCGACGCCGCGTTCAGGTTCGGTGGCGACTTCTCGGTCTCGATGCTTGTCACACCGTCCGCCTCCGCGACCGGCCTAAACGGCGGCATATCCCGCTTCTACAACACCAACGGGAATAGAGCGTGGCGCGTCGGGTTCGATGCAACCTGGGGCCCCACAGGTCAACTGTCCGCCGATGGCACAGCATCTACGGCCAAGGGAGCCTCTAGTGTTCTGGCGACGGGGGTCCCCTCCCACGTCGCGTGGGTCTATCGAGCAGCATCCGGCGCGATGGACTTCTACATCAACGGTTCGTTTGTTAGTACGGGTACAGGGCTTCCCACCTCCATCTTCACGGGCGCGATCCAAGGGAACAAGATCGGGATTGGCTCTTGGGACGTGGGCGCCACCGGGATCAACCTATTCAAGGGCATCATCGACGAACCCGCTATCTGGAGCCGCGCCCTCGCTGCCGCCGAGGTCGCCAACCGCTACCGAATCGGGAAGGGGTACTAAGACGTGATCGGCCTCTCCCCACCCAACACCGGCCTGATCGGAGGCTTCTGAGATGCCGTTTGTCGAGCAAGGTACCAACGTCACACTCAGCGCAATCGTCGCCGACTCTCTCGGCAACCCTGCCGACTCGGCCGACCTGGAACTCACGATCCAGACACTTGCGGGCGTGGCCCTGGCAGGGTTCCCGACTTCGACAGGCATCGTCCACGACGGACTCGGGGAGTACCACTACGTCTGGGCGTGCGGGCTGACGCAGGCTGTTGGCACGTATGAGGCGGCGTGGGCGGGGACCGTAGGGGGCGCGGACTTCTCGGGCGTCGAGGAAGTCGAGGTCGTTACGGCGGGGACGACCAGCGGGACCACCCTGGCCCAGGTTAAGGCACTCGTGCGATCACGCCTCAGCGACGACGATCTCCAGACCATCATCGACCGCGAGGAGGAGTGGCTGGCGACGAAGATCGGCGTGCTCTCCGGCGCGCGCATGGACACCTTCAAGCCGGGCACGACGAACATGCCGCTCTACCTGTCGCGCCGCACGGATAGCGTCAGCGTCACGGATGACGGCGTAGCAGTCGCGGCCACCGACCTGCTCTTCACGCCCTCCACCGGCTGCCTGCGACGTGTGGCGGGCGTCTACCCCTGGCCCTACCCGCCGCCGGAGACGTGGTTCCCATCATGGCAGGGCGACGTGGCTGTCACCTGGACGCCGACCGATGGTGCGGCAGTCACGCGCGCCATCATCGAATTGGTCCGGGGCACCGTCGGCGAGACGGGCATGGAGTCCGAGACGATCGGCGACTACCAGTACACCCGCGGGGCCAGCGCGTCGCGTGTTAGTCGAATAGGCCTGGTGCGCGGCATCCTCCTCCGGCACCAGGCCTATTCGATGCCGCTGCGCTCGGCTGCTGAGGCTCGGCCGTGAAGACCATCGACACGAACCACCGCTGGCTCGTCTGGCTGACGCCCCGCAAGGGTAAGCCGCATGTGGTGGCTGCCTTTGACGATCGGGCCCAGGCCGATACCCTGGCCGCCAACTCAACCCGTCTGGCGGTCGAGGAACACATCGCCTGGCTGCCCACGACCACGTTCCAGGTCCGGCGGCTCCTGCTCCCCAAGCAGAGCGAGTTGCGTTTGGGCCAGATGTACCCCGACGCCGGCGACATCCTGACGGTGGGTGGCGAGCCGGTTGGCCGGGGCATGGTCATCGCGATTGAGCCGAGGGAGTTCGCAGTGGCCGTTCCTGTCCTGCCGCCGGCCGTGGGCGATGGTCCATCGCTCTGGGCGCTCGGCCGCGACCTGGCTGCCCGAGGTGCCCAGGCATGAGCTTCGATGACCTGCTGAACGCGACCCTCGTCATCAAGCGGAACGTCGCCGTTACCGCCGGCGGGGCTGAGACAGCCGGCGGGGCGAACACGACCCTCACGGCCGATACCGCCGTCGGCGCGATGTCGATCGCGGTGGCCCTCGGGACGCACATCGCGGCCGGCCGGTTCCTGCGGGTTGGCGACGCGGGCGAGACCGAAGTCGCTGTGGTGGCCGGCATCGTCGGTTTGACTGTGGCGCTCGTGGATCCGCTGGCCGTAGCCCATGACTCCGCGGATCAGGTGCGTGAGCTGGATGACGCCGGCGCCGCGACGCTCGACGATTACGGCCAGCCCGTCACAGCCCCGGTAATGGTCGCCACAGTGGATGGCCGGATCCGGCCGCGATCCGCCCGCGAGGTCGCGCTGCTCAGTCAGGCGGGCCCGGTGGTCAGCGACCATATCTGCTACATGTATCCGCTGGCCACGCTCGGCACGGACTGCTGGATCGAGTACGGCGGCGATCGCTTCGACATCCTCTGGATCGTGGATGCCGGCGGCAGTGGGCACCACCTCGAGCTCGCCCTTCGGAGGGTGGTCTGATGGCCGGAGCAAGCGGCACCCGCCGCATGGTCATCAACCGGGCGGCGGTCGATCAGATCATCCTCGCCACGGCCGACGGCCTCTTCGAGCTCGGCAAGAAGATCGTCGCGGATGCCGACGTGCCGGACGCCGCGCCCTACGGCGTGGGTCTGGTCCAGGGCGGCGGAGTGATCGCGTTCGTGGGCAACAAGCGCGTCGCTGTCTGGTCCAAGACCGGCGACAGCGTCAAGAAGCCGCGGGCCGCGAAGCTCTCGCCGAAGGGCAGCATGGGTGTGACGGTCGTCTTCGGCTACGGCTTCCCCGGGCGCTTCCAGGAGGCAGGCACAATCCACCAGCCGTCGAAGCCCTTCCTCACGCCCTCCGCGCTGGCCACCCTGCCCGCCGCCGAGGACCTCATCCGTGCGGCCTGGTACAAGAGCGGCGTCACCAGCGCGAAGCGGACGCTGAAGGGCGATACCTACCAGGCGCGGACGGCCAAGACGGAGGCGGGATCATGAGCCTCGTCGATCCGACCGGCCGACTCGTGACTGAGATCCGCGACGACCCTGCCGTTGCGGCTTACCCCTGCACGCGGGTGCGGGGCGGCGATCCATGGCCGGAGCAAAGGAACGCCGCTGGCGTTGTCACCATGACGGCCGACGCGCAGGGGGCGGGCAAATACAACCGCTTCATCCTCGTCCGCCGACTCGGCCGATCACGCCTCAAGCGGTGCCCGAGCCAGGAGGTCCGGTTCGTCGTCAAGGTCTGTGGTCTGACGGAGCAGGACGCGGCGGCTCTTGCCGGGGTCGTCTCTGACTCGTTCCACGCCAAGGGCCATCGGATCAGCTCCAGTGGCGTGTCGATCTTCGGCTCGTTCGACGACGGCGACAACGGCACCCTCTTTGACCCGGACACCCGCCAGCCCTACGTCGACCTCATCGCTCAGGTCAACGCCTCTACGGCCCTGATTACATGAGCCGCGCCTATCGGTGACCCATCCCTCTCCAGCGTCTCCGCCCAGGCGGGGGCGGAACAGCCACCCGGGGCCACGGCTCCGGCAAGCGAAAGGAAAGCAACATGGCAATCGATCCCAACGCGATCTTCAGCGGCGCGCCAGTCATTCTGACGTTCAACGGTGTCGCCTGCGGCGCCACCACGGCAGTCCCGAAGTACACGGCCGAGATGGAAAAGGGGTCGCCCAAGTTCACCAACGCTGGCGGCGCCGTCAAGGGCACCGTCCGCATCCGCGGCGGCGTTCCCTCGGTCGAGGTCCAGGTCAACGAGCAGACCGCGCAGAAGCTCGCCTGGGCGCATCCGGGCTGCACGGCCACATCATCCGAGTCGGTCGGCGTCCCCGGCGCCGCCGCAGGCGGTGGCACACTTGCGACCACGTTTGGCGCTGATCCGGCGGCCGGTGCCACCACCGTCAAACTCGCGAGCGTTACGGCGCTCGTCGCTGGCGACTTCGTTCGCATCGGCGACGCAGGGGCCGCGGCGACTGAGGCCAACAGCGAGATCGTGAGGATCGTGACCGTTGGCACCGCAGGCGGTCTCGATACCATCGTCGAGAACAGCGCCGGCGGCGGCATAATCGCGAACTTCGACAATGCCGATGAAGTCAAAACCATCATCGGCTCCATCCTCTCGGCTCCGGCAGCCGCGGGCGCGGTCAACGTCAAGATTGACTACGCCACCGGCATGACTCCTGGCGACTTCGTTCGCATCGGCGACGCAGGCCACTACGAGACCCGCGCCCTAACTGCGGTCGGTTCTGTCGGGCCTTCCGGCGCCGGCCTCACCTTCGCCGTCCCGCTCACCCGTGACCACGGCCTCGACTCCTGGTGCGTCAAAGTCGCCGCTCAGGGCGGAACGCGCATCCGGCCGGTGCTCGGGCTCATCCCGGATTCGGCCTACGCCGATCTCGTTCTCGTGGACGTCGGTGCCGATGGTCGGACGTTCACCCTCACGATCGAAAACGCCATGAGCGCCGAGAGTCAATCCATGGATTTCAGCGACGACCCGGCCAACCCGCTGGGTCTGGCCCTCAAGTTCACCGGGCATTACGACCCGGCGACACCGATGGTCTTCCCGGCCTACTACGACCTCGAAGACGCAGCCGTCTGAGATGGCTGAGCGCAGCGAGGAGGACCTCGTTCTCGGGATCCTCCGGATCACCGTAGGGGAGGGCATCGTGAAGATGGTGCCCACCCTCAAGGTCAACTACATCGAGGAGTGGGCCAAGCTTCTCGTCTCCGAAGGCGACAGCGCGAAGCCCCTCGGCGAATGGAGCATGGCGGACGTCGCGGCTCTCACCGGGCGTTCGGTCCAGAAGCTCCTCGACCTGGTTGTGGCATACGACCGGACCGGCGCGCTCGGCGGTCGGGAATGGCTCGGCGAGAATGCCGATGCCCAGCAGCTCTACGCCGCCGTCGTCCAGATGGTGGGTAACGTCCACCCTTTAGCCGACGATCCGGCCGCTCTGGTGGGGCTGATGGTGCTGCGATCGGCCGCCCCGTCGGCCCTGCCGAACTCTACGAATGGTTCCTCCACGAATGGCGCCTCACGCCCGCACAGGTCCGTGAGACGTTCGACCCGGAGCAAATAGAGATGCTGTGGACGGCTGGCCAGGAACGACAGGAAGAGGAGCGGCGTTTGCGGCGCGCGGACCTGTTCACGGCTGCCCGCGATGCCACGCTCGATGTCGGTGTTAGTACCGGTCAACTCAAGTCGCACGGAGGGTGGCGGCAGCCGTCATACCTCCGAGGCGATAGGGCATCTCAGGTGATGCGAACCCCGGCGACCCGCGACGCCGCCCTGGCCTATCTGGAGGCTCAGGGGATGCTCCGGCGTGGCACCAGAGAGGCGGTGGCCTAAATCAACATCGGCGACGTCTACGGAACCCTTCGCGCCGACGGCACCCAGTTCGTCCTCGACGCCCAGAAGGCGGGCGATACCGCCGGCGCCAAGGCGGGCCAGAGCTTCAGCAAGAAGTTCGGGGACAAGACGCGCACGGTGGTTGGCATGGCCATCGGGGCCATGTTCGGCGGCGTCCTCAATCTGGGCAAGGAACTGGACGCCGCCACCAAACAACTCGTGGCCGACACCGGCATGACCGCTACGGAGGCGGGGATCGCCGAGAAGGCCCTGGCCGGCATGTACGGGAACAACCTTCAGGGTTTCGACCAGATCGGCGCGGCGATGGCCGTCGTCATCAACGGTCTCGATCTGACAGGCACCGCCGCTGACCTGATGACCGAGAAGTTCCTCAAGTTCGCCACGGCGACCGGGCAGGATGCGGCACCCGCCGTCTCGAGCTTCCACGAGCTGCTCAACGCCTGGAATCTCACGGCTGACGCGGCGCCAGGCATCATGGACAAGCTCATTGCCAGCCACCAGAAGTACGGCAGCGTCGTGACCGAGAACGAGGATGCCCTGCGAAGGCTGGCCCCGCAGATGACCGCCCTCGGGATGAACGTGGATGACACGATCGGCCTGCTCAACCTCTTCGACGCGGCTGGCATGGATTCAGCGAAGGCGACGTTCGCGCTCAACACGGCGGTCAAGAACCTCAAGCCCGGCCAGACCCTCAACGACCTCATCAAGCAGATCACCTCCATCCAGGATCCGACCGAGCGCGCCCAGGAGGCGATCAAGGTTTTCGGCGCACGCGGCGGCGTCAACCTGGCGAACGCGTTGAAGCCGGGAATCACGAGCCTCGATGACTTCAAGACCAGCGCGGATGAAAATGCCGACGCCACGACCAAGGCAGCGGCGGCGATCGAGTCCGGCTTCGGGGCGCAGGCGACCCTCATCCTCCACCGGTTCGGCGGTGCGTTGGCGGACGTCGCCACCAACTTCGGTCCCTTCCTCATGGCCGCCGCCCTGCTCGGGCCGAAGTTCACCATGATGCTCACGAGCGGCCTCGGTGGTCTGGCCGGCGCCTTCAGCAAGAAGATCGTCGGGGCGATCGTCGAATCGACACCCGCCGTCGTCGCCGCAGGCGAGGCCCAGGGTGCGGCTGTTGGCGCCGCCGAAGGCACGGCGGCTGGGACAGCAGCCGGACGCACTTTCGGTGCTGCATTCGCCGTCGCCGTAGCGATCGGTGTCACGGCCGCCGTCCTGGCGCCCGCCATCATTTCGCTCCAGGATCAGCTCGAAGCGAATAACAAGCTGGCCGAGCAGAGCCTGACCGAGGCGGAGATCCGGGCCTACAAATGGTCGAAGATGGATGAGGTCACCCGCCAGCAGGCGGCACGTCACGGCTTTGGCCAGCCGGAGAACTACGAGGCCGATCTGAAATCGGCCCTCGCGAAACTCGACCAGGCGGCAGCGGATCAGATCGAAGCAGACAAGCCGAAGGTCGAGGCCGCTGCTAACGCCACCGTCAGCGCCGTGGTCGCGATAGTGGGCAAGACCCCCGGCGAGATCGCCTCGGCACTGCACGCGGAGCGTGGGACTCTGCAGACCGAGTGGACATCGCTGTTGGATGGACTCAAGCATCAGCAGACACCCGCACAGGAGAAGGCCACGTTGATCGGGCGTCTCGCCTCGAAGGCACTGCGCAAGGGCCTCGAATCCGGCGACTCCGAGGTGAAGGCGGGGGCCCAGCAACTCAAGGATGACATGACGAAGCGGCTGGCCGAGCTCGACGGCAAACCAGCTGGCGAGCAGCTCGCCCAGACGCTGGCGGACGGCATGGCCGGACCCGAGGCTGCGAAGGACATCAACAAGGCTGTGACCACGGTCATGGGCTGGCTGGCCGCCCTCTTCGGCAAGACGCTCACACCCGCCTCTGGCGGTGGTGGGAGTGCGGGCGGCGGCGGAAGTTCGCCGATCACCCCTGGCCAGGGCTTCGCGATGGGCACGCCGTCCGTCCAGACGAGCGGCTTCTATCGCGTCGGCGAACGGGGGCCGGAGGATATCTATCTGCCGCGCGGTGCGGCCGTTGTACCGAACGAGCGACTGGGCGCGGGGACGCAGAACTTCTACTTCGGCGAGGTCCGGCCCAAGACCGAACAGGATGCCGCCCGCGTCATGCGGCGCATCGCGAGTGTAGGAGCTCTGGGATGACCCTCGCAGCCGTCGCTCTCCGCTGGGCATCAGGCCGCGGTCTCGTCGCGGACCTCCAGCCGCCCGACTTCTCGATGTTCCTCGAGATCACGGCCGGCCTGGACGACACGGCCCCGGTGCGGGGGGAGGATCAGGTCATCCCCTTCCGCCGCGGCCTCGCCCTCAGCTCACATTTCGCCGACGCGCGCCCGATCATCCTGACTGGTTTTGTGCAGGATACCGACGCCGATGCACCGGAGACCTACCGCACCGCCTTCGATCTGCTCAAGGCTCTCTTCTCGCCGACCTCCGGGCTGGGCCGACTGACCGCGACCCTGGAGGATGGGACGACGCGCCATATCCTCGCTCGCCCGGTGAACATCATCGCGGGCAATCAGGACAGTCGCGGCTTCCGGGAGGTCTCGATTGAACTGAGTGCGCTCGATCCTTACTGGTACGGGCGCTGGGGCGCCATGACAGCCGACAGCGGCTACCTGGCCAACTTCCATGACACCTGGCCCATTCCCCAGGCTGACGGCTCCTACGTCGCCACGCCCTCCGGTCTTTATCGCGAATTGCGGGCTGACTCCTCGACCGAGATCATCTGCGCCGCAGGGACCGTCAATCTGTCCCTCGATGTGCCCGGGAACCGCGACTGCGAACGGGCCCGCGTCATCTGGGAAAGCATTGTGGAGGGGCAATTCCCGAACCCTGGCACCTGGTTGATGACCGCCGGGGTTGGCGAGACGGGTATCGGTTTCTCTGTCTCCCGCCTATCGGGCACCGTCACGGCCCCTGGTCTCTATCCGCGGGTGATCGTCGATAACGATGCGCGCCTCGTGATGTGGGGTTTGGAGGAAACCGATCAGGTCGACCCGAGTACGAGCCTGCGTCAGTACCTGATTCCCAACGTCGGCAATCAGAACGGCGAATTCCTACGGCTGCCGGCCGGCCCCTGCAACCTCCAGATTGTCACCCCGGTCAACCTCCGGGCTCGCGTCCAGTTCTTCCCGACCTACGAATGAGGAGCCTACGATGACCAGTTCGCTGCACTCGACAATCTTCCCGCCCGGCTTCCCGCTCGATGCCTCGGAGTTCGATCAGCGGCGGTCCGAACTCGACCAGGCAATCTGTGATATCGAGGCCTCTGGTTCGGGTTGGGCGACTACGCTCGATGCCCAGGCTGCGTCAGGGCAGAAAGTGGTCCCGGTCACGACTACCGTCGGTGCCGTCGTTGGGATGCCGGTCTTCATCGGCGTGGCGACTGGACTCTCCGAGGTCGGGGTAATCGATTCTATTCAGGCGGGCATCAGCGTGACGATGGTGGATCTGCTGACCTACACCTACGCGGCCGGCGTCTACATCACGGCGACGCCTTACGAGGTCTGGGCGGCGCGGGCCGGGTATGCGACCCTGCTGGCCCACTTCGTCGCGGACGAGGCGAACATCACGCTCCTGTTGGCCCGGCACGCTCTGCTCGGCATCCGGTATGTCCTCGCGGGCACCGTGCTCTACACCCCGACTGCGGGCGCGGTCAGCGCATGGCTCGAATTGATCGGGGCCGGCGCGGGTGGCGGTTCCGTCGCAACAGCCGTGACCAATGCCGGCGCAGGCGGGGGCGGAGGCGGCGGGGGCTACTCGACCCTCTGGATCGCCTCGCTCGCCGCCTCCTATGCCTGCATCGTGGGCGCTGGTGGCGCTGGTGGGGCTGGTGGGGCGGCGAACGCGGGTACAGCGGGCGCGGATACCACCTTTGGCACTGCCGGTGCCCTGGCGGTCGCCAAGGGCGGTGCGGGTGGCGCAGGCGATACGATCGCGGCCGGACCACGGGCGGCGGGCTCGGGTGGCGCAGGCGGTGCAGCAGCTTCGGGCACGGGCGATAGCAAGATGAGCGGCGGCTCTGGCGGCACCGGCATGGCGCTCGCTGCTGCTCATGCGATCTCCGGAGGCGGTGGTCAGGCCGCAGGCATCGGCGGCGGCGGCGGGAAGGGCCTCAAGACTCAGAACGATGGCTCGCCCGGCGGCATCTACGGTGGTGGCGGAGCAGGTGGTTGTGCCGTCTCCGGCGGTGTGACTCAGGCTGGCGGCGCCGGAGCCGATGGTCTGCTGAGGATCTGGGAGTACAGGTGAGCTACGACGGCGCCTCGATCGAGACCTGGGTCACGGACAAGGCCGGGATCTACATCGCTCACCTCGAACGCTCGGATGTTTCTCCGTTCCGGCATTTCTCGGTCCAGGAGGCTCGCAGCGCGCCCGGGGCCGGGAGCTTCGAATATGGACTCCCGAACGACTTGGTGGCTGGCACACCTACCCTGTTGACCCCTGGAAACCTTGTCTGGATGAAGTACCGGGAATCGGCGGTCTCTCCCGTCTGGACCGAGGCGCCGACGCATCCCATGATCCACGGCACGACGCTCGTCTGGATGGTGGAGGAATTCGAGGATCTCACCGACGATGACGGCACCCTTTGGCGGAAGGTAAGCGGCGGAGGGGCCCTCAAGCTGCTCTATGACCGGCGGGCCTGGCCGTTCTATTTCTCGGAGACCGGCAATGGCCTGCGGCCCGATACCTGGGACTGGCAATACCTCGGGGAGGGCGGCCTCTGGCAGGGCGGCATGTTCATCTGCCACTTGCTCGCCGACACCGAGGCGAGGTTCGCGGCCGCGGGCCAAATACTTCTCGGCGCCGGCGTCTATGGAGGTGATGGGTCCGATCCGATCTGGGACGGTCACTTCCGGTTCAATCGGATCGGTGACATCGCGAAGGCGGTCTGCGATGCCCTCGGTGACATGTTCGTCGTTGGCGTCTGGAACCCGCCGGTCGATAACATCTGGGAAACGGCCCCGGGGGTCGCGTCGCTCCAGTTCGTCTATTACACCCCGAGCGGGGCGATGCCCTCGACCGATGTCTCGGCATCGATCATCTTCAGGGAGGGCGAGGACATTACGGCTTGCAAGGGCGCGAAGTCCTATCGCGACATGCCGACGTGGCTGGTAGGCGAGGGCATCGGCGACAACGGCCGGGGATTGCTGGCGATCGCAACTCAGACTGGCGGGCGGCGCGTGGAGGGTTACGTCGACCTGAAGGACGTCTCGGCCACCGATGTGCAGGTGCAGCTCGGCGTCGATGCCACTCTCGCGGCGAATGGGCCGGTCGAGACCTACGGCTTCGAGATCATCGAGTCTCCAGGGAAACGGGCCTTCCTCGATTTCCTGGTCGGCTTTACGATCGGCTTCGAGGCACCCTCCCGCGGCTACAACGTCAGTTGCTCGATCGAGGCGATGACTATCACCGAAGGGGACGACGATCAGGTTCACGTCTATCTTGATCTTGGCTCCCCGAAACCCGATCAGACGACGCGCTTGGCCGAGGGCCAGGTCCTCACGGCGACGGGTCTGGAGCAGACCGGGAATCAGGGATGGGCGGCCTACCAATCGGCTCCCCTTTCAGTCTGGGTTGGCACCGTCGATATCACCCTGGCGGCTGCAGCCTCGGCCTATGCCGACGTCGTCTTTCCCAC